ATATTTAACCAATAAATTATAAGATATGTACAAAAAGAAATTAATACAGAAACTACAACAACTAATAGACAAATTACCTGCTTGTATAAGAAGACAGGAAGCAATGGATGACTTAATAGACCTAAAACTAAGTAAGTCTGATTATCACTATGTATCACTAAAAGACAAATACAAAGAACTATGAAAAATAAACCAAATGTGCTAGAAGGAATAATATTGTTTCTAGCGTTTTCAATAACACTAGCTATGCTAATTTATGGCATCGTATTAAAATTAGTAGATTAATTATGAGTTTAAAGAAGAAACATACAACTAAAGAGAGGTTTAAGATTATAGAAAGTGCTATAACGTCAATATACGTTGCCACTAACAAACTTAACCGAAAAGTAGAAGAGATAGAAAAACAATTAGAAACCTTAATACCAAAAGAAGATGAATAATATAGAGTTAAGACCAACAGACAAGAAAGACCATTACAGACTATTTTTAAACGGAGTAGATGTAACTGGCGAACAAGAAAGAAGTACCTTTAGACACATTATAGGTGTGATAGATAATGGTATAACTACAGGACTATAATGTCTGATAAGTACAAGCTTAGATTAATGCACATCATAGGATGCATAAAGAACAATTATATCTCCGAGATGGAAGGATACAATTCCATTCTTAAACTCATAAGAGACTCGGAGAATGACATAGAAACAATAACTATAGATGTATAAGACAAGTTGGTCAGATAACCACCTTAAACAACTAAAAGACATAACTAACCATAAAGTAGTATACGATGGTTATGAGTTTGTATGGATGTCTAAATTAGATGGTAATTGGAATAGACACTATGTAAGAAACTTTACTAACTACAATAAACCTATGTCTTGGATACATATTAGTATCTATAAATGGAACAAAGAATATAAGAATAGATATTCAAAGTACCTAGAAGATATGAGAAGAAGTCTAGAGATAGATATCCGTATACAAGAGATAAGTAGAGTAGCTAATATAAAGACTAAACAAAAGATACAAGAAATACTAAACCTAAAGCCAGATATAGACAATAAAGATATATCAGACATATTAGGAGTAACAATAAGAACAGTAGAAAGACATAGAAAATGAATATTATCAAATATTGTAATAATTGTAAAAAAGACACAGAAAGATATAAGGCTGGACATTGTAAGCCTTGTGTGAATATTAGAAATAAGGTCGCTAATGCTAAGAGAAGCTCTGTTAGTATGTTTATTATAAACAAGGAATCTATAAATGAAGATAAGCAGGTTTTCAATAAAGAACTTTACTCTGAATTTAATATATCAGAAATAATAAAACTAAAAAAGTCTGGTGTAGATAAGTTTGTGTATTTTTTAATGAAGGACAACGAATTAGTATACATAGGTATGAGTAATGGTAATTTACTCAGTAGATTAAATTCTCACATTAAAGATAAAGACTTTGACTCTGTATTGTACAAAACAGTTTTAAGAGAAACCTCGTTAAGTAAAACAGAGAAAAATCTTATAACAAAATATAGACCTAAATTAAATAAGGAATTTATATTCACTAACGCAAAGTATAGTATATTTGATTTAAAAACAGAAGAGGTTATAAGAGATACAAAAGATAACCTAATAAATATCTTAAAATCTAATAAATCCACTTTAGAAGGTCTTTTAAATGAAAGCCGCAAAAAAATGTACAGTAGATATGTTTTACTTAAAAATAAGCCAAAAGAATCTTCATTTAGAAAAGTACTAGATACTCATACTGGACTAATAGAGAAGCATAACTACATTACATTCGCAGAAAAAGTAAATAAGAAACAAAACGCAGTATGGTATTTTATGAATGGAATACATAAAAGCTTTATGAAAAAAAGATACTTATTAGTGCAATAATAAAAAGTGTCGTAGGTTTCGGAAAAGTAGCGACAACTTTTTTTTGACAAGTGTTGTAAATCAGTACTTTACAAAATGCAAAATCAGCCCTATAGTAAACTACTTTTTTCTATTTTTTCTAGCTCGAATATCCAGTTTTTATTGAAAAGATATTTTGTTGAAATCTAAACATTGGGCATCTTACTTCCCATAAAAGAGGATTTACGCTTCTTTTAAGCTATCCTAATAAATCACTAGTATATTGGTATTATTTGTGTATAAAGGTGTCTTAAATCGCTTAATTTGGGCTGTTTACCATATCTTCCCCTACTATATTTAACCCTCAATAACTTATAAAATAATTGCATAAAAAAAAGCTACTAAAAAAGTAGCTTAATTTATATTGATATGTTAGTATTTTTATATTAAATTTCTATAGTTAATTTATTCAATTTTGGTTTAATTATTTCAACTAATTTGAAAGTATTGTACTTATTCCTAAAACGGATTAAGTCATTAGTCAAAACGAATTCAGTAATTTTTTGATTTTCTACATTAAAACAAATGAAAGTTTTTTTAGTCTTACTTAGTTTTAAAAGTAGTGTTAATGATATTTTATAATTGTTTGTCATGATGTTATTTTTTTAATTATTAAAAATTTCTTTTACCTCTGTTTCAATATCGTACCACTGCTCAGTTAATTTTTTTTGATATAGTAACGTCGCTAAAAGTTCGCTGTTCAAGTCTTCGGTTCTTAATCCGTATTCGCTTGCAATCTCTAAACTATCATAAAGGGATGCGTCTTCTAGCATTAAGTATTTAATAGCTTTATAATAATATATTATTTCTTCATGCATTATTGCATCGTTTACCTTATCGCAAAAATTGTTAAAGGTATCTTCATTATCATATAATGACGCTAAATCAATAGGGAACATTTTGTTTTCTGTAATTGTGTGTAATTTGTTATAAGTATTCATTATGTAGAGTTTAATTATTAATAGCATAAGAAGCACCCTTTGCACATTCTTTTAATAGTTGATTTGCTTTTTTTAATAGTTCTTTAAATTGTTTCATGTTGTTTTTTTTATGGGAGGTTTTACCCTCCCGTTATTATTATAATTCTAAATTTTCCTCTAATATCTCAATGCAGTGCTCCCACATTGATGGAGTAATAAAATGTTTTTGGTTTGGGTCCATTTCTTTTAATTGTTTCTTTGTTTCCTCTATTCCTAGATTGATAATTATTTCAAACAAAACGTTACCAATTTCATATCTAGGGTTTGCATCCGTTAAAGACTTGACAGCTCTTTTTATTCTTACTGATGGTTTTTTACTTTTTTTCATGATATTAATTTTTATAGATTATTATATTTATTGTGAATTTCGTTAGCCTCTTTCATCCCTTTAGAAAATTGATTAATTGACAAGGTATAAAGGACGTCGTTAAGGTCGATGTATTGTTCTAATGTTAAACCTAAATTAAGGTTTTTTACTTGCTCAAAAGCTAAAGTTAAATTTGATTTTTCTGTTGTTTCTGTATTCATGTTTAAAGTTTTAATGATTAATAACAATACAAATATAGAACTCTTTTTTGGATAAACAACAAAAAAAAGTAAAAAATGTGTAAAAAATTGATTTTTTTTTGCTCTTTAGGTATTAAGAACCTTTTAAATTTGTAGAACCCAAACCCGTTGAAAATTTAGGTACTTTATTTAGAATAAAAATAAATAACAAAAAATAGTGTTAAAATTTTGGTAGACTTAAAAATTAAGTATATCTTTGACTCGTACTTCAACGGGTACGGGTCTGGGCTGAAAAGTTCGAAAGAGTAGACTCCGTCCTACCCTATACTGAAATTATTTACAATCATTCTAAATAACAAATTTACCCCTTCATATTAAACATACCCCTTCATATTAAACATAGGGGTTCATATTAAACGCACCCCATCTTGTTAAACAGAAATAAAAAAGCCACTCGTTAAAGTGGCTTAATTTATTTTAAAATTCTATTTCTGGCAGTCCTATATCATTTATACTTATAGTTATATCCATAGGTATACCACAATCTACATGCTCACAGATAAAGTTGTCTATAGGATTATCATGTCCACAATTTTGACAAATGTTTTTATTACTCATAATCAAATATTTTATATTAATTGTATTTCGTTATTTAAATAGTCTTTTATACATCCATATTCGGATTTAAAACCTAAATAATAGATTGATGATTTATAATTCTCGTAACAAATTAAAATTTCTTCAAATATTAAATCGTATTCTAAATGTTGGTATATTGTATCGTTATTCTCAACGTAACTCATAAACAATTGAGAAAATAAAAATTCATCGTATTCCATATCTTATTTATTTAGTTCGTTAATGTATTTTTTAGCTTCTTTTTTCATATGGTTTATATCTAACCATTCAAGTAAATCAATAGTATTAAATACTAGCGTTACATCTTCCCTATCTGAATTAATACCTCTTAAATAGGTTTCGTTTTGTACTGTTTGATAGGTATTTATGTTGTGAAATCCTATGTACTTTGTTTCTTTGCTCATATCTTATTTATTTAGTTGTTTATTACTACAAAGTATGAGGATAATTCTTCTTCTTGGTCATCTTGTGTTCCATCTTCGTGATATATTACGGGAAATGTTTGATATAAAAATTCCCAACCATCCTCATAATCTTCAAATGATTTTTGCGGGAAACAATGGTTTCAAAATTCGTCTTCTATTATCCAATTCATGTTATAAAGTTATATTAATTATTCTTAATTGTTTTTTTAATGTATCAGTCAATAAAAATTTACTATCTCTACCGAACTTTTTACGATGCCTTGTCAAATCATTTGTAAGTATCATCTTATCAATCTTGTTGTCTACAATGGTGTACACTATAAATTCTTTTTTAGTAGTATAAATCTGTACTGCTTTTAAAATGTTTATGTTCATATTATTTATTTATTGGTTTTGAATAAAAATTATTATTAATGCAAATGTGTTCCATAATATCGCCATCATCATCTACGATATCATAACAACACCTATCACAAGATTTATATTCTGTGTTTTTAATAAATTTTACTACTGCATCGTATGTATGGTTAATCTTTTTGTCAAATGATATATCAGCAATATTGTTAACTATCTCTTTTTGATTATCAGTAATTCTTGTGCCATATTGTAATATGTCAACATAATACCTTTCATCGCTTTCAATCTTCTCAACTACGGGCATAAGCCAATCCCACGAACAATGGTATTTCATTGAATCAATAGGTACTACCTCATTACCTTGAGGAGTCATCTGTATCATTACTGAATTATCGTTAGGGTCTCCATGGTTCATACCCATAAACTCTGCAATTAATTTGTTGTTTTCTGTATTCATAAATTATAATGTTTATTGTTTCTGAAGCAAATATAACTCTTTTTTTTAATTACACAACAAAAAATATAAAAAACTTTGCAATTTAACTTTTTTTATGATTTGATACCTTTTGATACTATTCTAGATTTGTAGCATAACTTAATAAAGGAACACATGCACACGTCTACAACAATATTTTCACATAACAAAATAAATCTACCATTAATTTTTAGTATAGCTTCCAATTAATTGAAGCCCCTCATATTAAACATAGCCCATCATATTAAACAGAGAAAGGAGCAACAAAATCAATTGTTACCCCTTCATATTAAACGCACCCCTTTATATTAAACGCTCTATCTTATTGTGTAAATTCCTTTGTTCTTACTTGTAGCTAATCTCATCAAGGCATATCTTATAGCATCACAAAAGTGATTAAACTTATCGATTGGTCTTACACCTTTCTCGTGCCATACATAGTTGTTAAACTCCTTTATAACACCTTTACTTCTAGGGTCTACTATTATTTCATAGTCCTGCATAAGTGCTATACCAGATAGTATACTACCACTCTTCTTTACAGCAGGTTGTATGTTCAATCCTTTCTTCTTTAGTTCTTTTATAAGTCTAGGTTCTGATGAGTCACAAACTATCAAGTCTAAGCCACATTCAGCTCTATTCATATTTGCTATATCTGATGTAGAAAGCCCTGTTTTACCATAAATCTCTTTTACATAGACTCTATTGTTAAAATCATCTATAGAAATCTTTACAAGTGTCGTAGGGTCTTCAGAAAACCCAAAATCCTGCCCATAAATAGTCTTTTCTGTCTGTATGTAGTCTCCAACCTTCCAATTTCTTATAATTGTTCCTTCTGCCTTAGCTAACCATCCTCCTAGTATCTGGTGTTGGTATTTATCTGGTCTTCTAGCCTTCATCTCTAATACTCTGCTAAGAAATGAGTCTGATAGGTTGTCTTTGTTGTCTTTATACGTTGTATGGATGTAAGTTGTATCTCCTTTAACTCCATTATAACCTGCATCAACAATATTACCTAAAAAGAACCTCTGGTATATCCAATGCTCCTTTGTAGTTGGGTTTAGTATCAAAATAACCCTGTTTTGCTTGTTTAGAGACCTTATAGAGAAGTCTATCTTGTCAAATGTACCTTCATCATCAAGTTCCTCTGCTTCATCCACTACAAACGTTGTAATTCCGTTCAAAGACTTTAGTGCAGCTGTCTGATTACCACTAGATGTCCTTATACCTTTAAATATAATAGAAGAACCTGTCTGTAGGTTAGTTATCTCATCCTTAGTTATCCTAAAGTGAGCATTTACTCCCATCATATCAATCTTCTCTACAAATTCTGGTATAATAGATGTATTTGCTGATGCCATTGTATAACGAGTAAACAATATCTTGTGTCCACTTTCGTATGTAAGGTTTAGCAGGAATACGTTTATACCAAAAGACTTACCACTACCCCTACCTCCTGTAATAACATTGTATCTTGTCTTGCTTTGGAATAAAGGTATGTACTTGTCATGTAAGCTTATACTATTCTTCATCTTCTGGTGTTACATCTATAATATCTTCTTGTGTAGGAGGTTGGTGTCCATAGAAATTTATAACAGGTGTTGCTGATTTCTGTGTAGCATTACCAAACCCATCTTTAGGTTTCCCATAGACATACTCTAGTAATAGTTTTCTATCGTTATGGTTTTTCTTAGCCTCTTCTGCTAGACTCATCCAGAAGTCTTGTTCAGAACCAAATACCTTTTTAATGGCTTTGACTCCGAACTCCTTCATCCTTTCTCTCTTAGCTTTGTTTATAGCTGCTGTAGTAGGTTTAACAACATCTAACTGACCTTTCTTCCTTTTGTTATACTTCCTACCATCAGTAGGTTTAATCTCATTTGATTTAGCCATAAGTTTAATCTTAATACTATAACGATATGTTTAGGTTTTGTTTACAACTAAGCGTTTTGTAACTTATTACCCCACACATTGTTAAACTGTTTTTGAGTTATTTCTTCAAAAGAGTTCATAAAATCATCTGTAACATTCTTGTGAGTGTAAACTTCGCTACAGGTTTCTTTATTCCATACCCATCTACCAAATCGTGCAACATTACCAAAAACTTCACAAATTACATCAGACTTATCTTTATGTCTATAATACTTTACCATATTATTTAATGTTACCAGCACATTCCATCCATTGATGTACTGCTCTGTATTACCTCACATCTATCTTTTGATTTCCAAGCCCAAGACTTCATCCTTAACGTCATCATCTCATACATCTCATCTACTCTATCTTCTGGAATAACGTCTGCTAACTCGTGTATCTTATTTCTATCCAATTCATCAAGCTTTCTATCTATTCTTTCATTTATTATCCTAACCCTTTCAGACTTCTTGTTTTCTATTCTTTCTCTTTCCTTCTTCTTATCGTCAAAGAACAAGTCATAAACATTCCTAAACCTAACAAAGCTTTCATAGTAAATATCTATCTTTCTTAATGCGTGGAATATAGATGACCTATTTCTTTTTACTCCCATATCTCCAAACCATTCAGATATCATTCTATCATTCATTCCGTTTATGTCACACATTACCTTATAAAACAATGCTCTAAAGTATGCTTGTTCTTGATGCCTTGATGTGTTTGTTAAATCTAATCCTGTTATTTGTACAAATTTATCAGCTAATTGTTTAGCTGCTTCTACATTGTATGTTCTAAGTTTTGCCATTGTTATCTCTGTTTTGTATTTTTTCGTATTCTTTCCATATTTTAATATAAGCCTCTGTAAGCGACAATACCTCTGGATATGTATGCTTCCTATGTCCTAGCTCTATTGATACTCTCCAGCTACCTTCAAATGCCTCTGGGTATATTACGTATCCTTTTTTAAAGCAATGACTCTGAGCCTCGTTGTTTGTCTTGTAATAGTTAAATGAAGTCTTCTTCTTCTTCGCCATAGTTATATCCCATTTCCTCCATGCTACCTTTAAAGTTTAACGCTCTAAGTAATCCGTCACACTCTTCATAACACTCATCTTCTTCTGCTTTCTTAATCCAAAGTCTTAAGTCTGCTCTAGTGTAACCTATAAATAGTAAGTCAAGTCCTAGTTCATAGAAGTGGTCGGACACATCCTTGTTAAATGGCATACTACAATTCTCCGTAAAATGTATACTGTTCTAAATCGTAGTCACTCATAATATAATTCTTATAAGCATCTGTAGCCACCTGTAGCTTCTGTAGTCCACTATCTACAAATCCTGCTGTAATAGTATAGACTCCAACATCTAACGTTCTCTTGTCTACTACTAGGAATATAAAGTCATCTGCATCAAACAAGTCTAGGTACAAAGCTGCCTGTAGGTCATAACTATATTTCTTAGCTGAGTACTCAAAGTCTTGTATGTTAGCTGTAGTCTTTAAGTCTATGATAGTTGTGCCTTTCTTTGCATCTGCCTTACCTCTAAATGGTAATCCCATAAACTCTCCTATTGCAGGTATCTCAAACTCACATCCACTTAGTAAAGCAGCAGCTTCTTCATTAGCCAATACAGCTTCAGCTATCTTCTGTGCCTTGTTAAGTTCTAGGTTAGTATAAACCAAATCCTTACCTAGCTCTTCAGCAGTTAACTTAAAACTCTTACTAGCTTTAGTTCCGTCTACAAATGTAAACTCATCAAGTCTATGTGGCTCTAGTACACATAAGTGTGTTAGTCTACCATCTCTAAGTGCTTGACTATCTGGCGAACCTTCAGTAAGTGATGTTGCGTATGCCTTAGGGGACTCTATTAATTTCTTGCAGGAAGAAGATGATAATGCGTGTTGACCTAAGTAGCCATAGTAAAAAACATCATCATACATCTTAGGTATAATATCAGAGACTTTGAACTCATCTCCGTTTAGCAGTCTTATATTTTTCATAATGATTGTATTTAAATGAACTGCAATATAGTAATATTATTTGTTAAATCAAATAAACTTTATCTTTTTTACAATTAGATGTTCTAGTGAGTTTAGTGGAGGTGTCCATCCTTTAGCATTGTTATCTCCTCCAAAGCTATTACCCTTAACCTTAACATCATTGCTTCTTAGATGGTTAAGTAGGTCCAGCCTTTTAAATACATAAGCAGTCTCTACACCTTCTAAGCTCTTTAGTATGTAAACATAGTATGTAGCCTTAGACGCAATGATACCACTATCTTCTCCCTTCTTTGTATTCTGGAACTCTATGTACAGGTTTACAGGTCTAGAGTATCTATCAGCATAGTAGTAACCTTTAGAGTCATACTTAACCTCGTAAGTAACCTCGCTACCTTTGTAGTTAGCTTTTATATCCCAATCATAAAACTTTTTGTTTGGTGCTTTCTCTATGTCTGTATGTGTCTTAGACAATTCGTTAAGCCATAAACTCTCTCCTATATTACCTCTTAAAAAGCTCATATCTATTTGTATGTAGAGTAAACTGATTTCAATGGATTAAGAACCTTTCCCTTAAATGCACAAGAAGTACATCCTGTTATCCTTATACTAAATATTCTTTGTGCTATAGGCAGTAACTCTTTCTGTGCGTGTTTATTGTATATCGTTTGGTTAGTGTCAAAGTACTTAGCTAAAGTATTAAACTCATCTTCAGTTAAACATTTCACATTCCTGTACTTAAATACTTTATTTAGCTTCTCCTGTCTCTCATCACAACCACAGTCTTCTCCAGCAATAAACTTAACAACCTTCTTGATACCTGTAGCTTTTGTTATCTTGGCTACAGTATCTCCAAGTCCTTTAGACTTATTCTCATTGTCTTTATCAAACTTAGCCTTCCATTCTTTGTAAGCTTTAGTTCTTTTATCTCCTTTAAATTCTTCCATGTTTATAATAATTTGTCGTAGTCTCCGTTAAAGTAATCTTGAGCATCTTCATCAAACTTATCCCTTAGCCTTCTCTTGCAGTTCTTGGATGTATTGTATAGTGAGGTTAGGCTTATGCCTTTGTACTGATTACCATCCTCATCTATAAACTTGCTTTCTTTCTCTAAACCTCTTAGAGATATATCTGTCTTGTAGTAAATGTCCGTAAACATTATATCGTACCTATGCCATTGCTTTATCTCTTTGTCGATACTGTCCATTAAGTTCTGGAAGGCATAGTTTTCTTTAATGTCAAAAGCTTCTAAAACTTGGTAAGAGTAAACAACCTCATCATACTCAACGAGAGGCTGCTTACTTTTTACCCTCTTATAATCAATACAAACACTAAACAAAGTACTGTAGAAGTAACCGAATCGTATTCCGTTATCTTCGTTTAAAATCTTATTAACGTCTTTTAAAGACCTGTGTATTTTTAAATATGCTTCTTGTACTAAATCCTCAGCAAACATATTAGAGCCTACAAACTTAACAGCCAATCCAACCCACTTTTTGTGGCTCTTGTAAAGCTCTGCTAATAACTCATTCTTAGTCATACATAAATATATGACAAAATAAAAATATAATAACTAAAAGTTATTAACAATTACAACTTCTATTCTACCATTACCTTTGTCGTATTCTGTAGGTAGTATTGTCTCTGTCTTAACAAAGTCATCATTGTCATCTTCCCAGCAACCATAGTGTGTTATGGCATCCAATAGAAATTTAGATACAACAGCTATTGCATTCATCTTATCTCTTCTTCTTCTATCTGGGCTAAATAACTGATAAGTTATATTAACAGGTGTGTCTATCTTAACGCCTTCTAGCTGGTCTCTCATAACCTCAAAGAATACTTTTTTAGCATTGTTCTTCATAATGTGATGCAGGTTCATAAACCTGTTCATATTAAGCCAAACGTTTACATTCTTCTTTGTCTTTTTAGGTAGTTCTACATACATAGGAACTATAAGTTTTAGTTCGCTCAAAACGATAAAGAATCTAGATATTCAGTATCTACTACTTCTGGCAAACCTGCCTCATTAACTTTAAAACTAAAGTCATCAAAAGAAAAGCTTCTACTTCTTTTACAGCTAACAGTAACCCATCCTTTATTCTGTGTGTTCTTCTCTAATTGTATCTGGCTCTCACATTTTTTTTCAAGGAAGCTACCTAGGTGACCTGTGGGTTTAGAACTTCCAAAATTACTATGTATAACCGTAATAATGTGACAATTATGCTCTGCTGTCCATTTCATAATCCTTTGAACTATCTCAGAAGATTCTGTAATATTATTTACATCAGAAACTAAATCAGCAATTCCGTCAATAACAACTAATCCAATATTCTTAGACTGTAACTTGTCAGTCAATATGTATTCTATAAAATCTATCCTTTCTGTATAAGACATCTTTCTTAAAGCGTAAGTGTGATAGTCATCATCAATCTCTCCTGCATTCATATCAACAGGTCTTCTAAACACCTTTTGTGCGTGATACCTTCCTTGCTCCGTATCGAAGTGTATAACCCTTCTCTTGTCTCTTAATCCTTTTATGTGTCCACTAAACTTATTGCTGCCTTTTAAGTATGTGCTTACCAGTAAACTTACAAAGTAGGTCTTCATACTTTTAGGAGGTGCTTGTATAAAGCTAAAGTTACCATAGGTAGCTAAAGGTATTGTGTAAGTCTTATTACCTTTTAATGTAGTTAAATTAGCTTCTCCACAGGATATAGCTATTGGAGGTTCTTTTATCTCTTCGGATATGTCTACATAAGCATCTTCCTCCAGTAGCTTCATAAACATTCTTTGTTCTTCTTTTTCTTCTATACTCATACTGATTTGTTTATTTATCTGTTTGATGCATCTAGACAACTAAAGCAGCAGTATCTTTTGCCAAGTTGCACCTCTACACCACACTCCATACACTCACTACTTTCCTCTAAAGACTTGTGATATTCATTTAATTCTTTGTCAAATACTTCCATAATATTTTTTTTGGTTTTAACTAAGTGTATAACACATTAAAACGTGCCATACACAACTGTTGTGTGTAATACTACTTCTTTACTATCCTTTCAAAAACAACTTGTTTAGGTAGCATATCCTTTGTTAAAAATACACTCGAAAACGGGGGGTTAAGTTTTGGCTTTACATCTGCGTAATCCTTAAAGTAACTTACTCGCTTATCAAAATACATTATTTCAAAATCATTGTCCGCAAACATTGAAAATCTTTTTTGGCTTTCAAACAATCCTACAACACCTACAAGCATTGCAAATGGTTTCCCTAATTCAAACAGTTTGCTAAATACTTCATATTTTAGTGAGTAAGGCGGATTACTTATTATATAATCAATTTCACTTGGTGGCTCATATTCAAAGAAGTCAAAACCGTTTTCGATGTGTGTATTTAAAACCTTATGCCCATTTGCAACTAATAGTTTTACAAAGTTACTTTCCGCCAAATCAAAAGGACACCATACATAACTATTAGGTTTTAAATATTTTAACAAAGGCGTTATCGCATAGTTTGGAGTGTAGAACTCATCATTTTCATTTCGTGTAGTTGTTTTTTCTGCTTTGTTTGTAATTAAATCTAATTTCATAATTCAAAGTTTTTGCTTATTTGCCCGTACTACACACAACAATGTATATAAGTAATGGCAGGTTATTGTTTAATTTTAAGTTTCTGTTTATCTATTTACTTTTTTGCTTTTTGATAAGTAAGTGCTTTTTATCTGCCACTACTCATATACGGTTACGTTGTAAAAAATGTTTACTTAGTTAAATTCTATTTCATTAATTTCGTTAATATTATCCTCTTTTAAGTTGTCTATCGCTAGGTATTCTTTAGCTTGTTCTTTGTCTAAAAACACCTCTCTAAATAATTGCCTACCATAATCATCAGTTTCAGTAACCACGTAAACACATTTCACAACATTGGTTAAAGTTAATTGCTCTTTTATATCATTAATTGCACACATATAACCAGTCATTTCCTCTTTTGTAAACTCGTATGATAATCCTTTAGGGTATTTCTCTTTAAATATATTGTTAATTATTTCTTCCATTTTTATTAATTTAAGTTATTACTCACGCAACTAACCTTAACCACATACGTTAATAAAAAGGGAGGTTTTTACACCTCCCCAATAAATTAAAATGGCAAATCGTTTGAAACGGTTGTTTGTCTTGACTTAACATTGTTCTCCTTAGATTGGAAAACTGCTTTAGTACAACTTCCATCTGTCCATACCACTTGACCATTACCTAAATAGTCTTTAGCTTTCTTAGCTTCTCTCTCTTCTTTAGTTTGAGAATCAAATACTGAAACGTTCTGACCATACTGATTGGTATCGTCATTTACCGATAGTGTAAAGTTGTAATAATTACCTGCTTTACCTTTTACGATTTTTTGTTTAGGCAACTTGTCTAAGTTGATACTAACATTAATTAATGCACTCATATTATAATTGTTTAAATTTGTGTCTAAAAGAATCCGTAGACACATCGGATATTTATTTTAATAAAGCCTCTGCAACTTTCTTGCTAATCTTATACTTGGTTCTAAGAGTATCTATATCTCCACCTTCCTTTAACCATTTCTGTGCTTTAGGGAACTCTGGTGTACCTTCGTTTAACCATTTAGTTGGTTCTGCTGATTTAGCTCCTTTTCCGTGTGTATTTGTAGCATCTGGGTCTAAAGCACTATCATCAATCAAAAATATACCATTTAAGGCATATTTCCGAGCATAACTGCTGGAGCTACCAAATGATTGTGCAATGTCCATACCTTTTCTGTTAGGGTCTATACCTGCCTGTGCCTGTACACTAACCTTTGCATCCATATCTCCTAATGTAACTGTTGCTTCTGCAAACAATATACCTCCTAGTTCTTTTATCTCATCAGAGATAGTTAAAGCTAAAGCATACTTACTTAATAGTGGCTTAACTGCCTCTAGTATGTCTTCACAGCTTCTGTAGTTGTACTTACCAAAATTATTCCTTTGGTTCTTTGGTGCTTTCAATTCTTTTTGAATTGCGATTAACTTGTCGTTAAAATCTAAATCTTTTTTACTCATCTTTATTATTGTTTAATTTACTAATTTCTAAATACTTTCTAATCCAATATCTTAATTCAGACTTGGTCTTTTTAATTACAACTATCAAATGCACTATCGATGCAATAAGTAATAGCAATGTTAATAATACTAGTATCATAACGACCTTAATATTATTTCTTTATAACCCTCTGGCAGTTCGTCTGCCTCACAAAGTTCTATTACTAGTTCTTTAAGTTGGTCTTTCTCTATTGTTAATCTTCCTACTAAGCCTTCTAAAGCTTTTATTCTTTGATTTAGGTAATCTATTGTATCGCTCATTATAATTGTTTTATGGTGCAATCTACAATTAATATTTTAATCCACCAAATTTATATTAATATTTCTCTTGTTAACGTGTAAATAGTCTTTCTCTTCCCTAACTTTAAACTCTACACATACCCTAGTAAGGTTAGTATCTTCCTTTAACATATCCCACATCATATCATCTATAGCTACCCAACCTACCTTTGGTTCTCTACTGATAGCTGAATCTAATCTTTCTAGCTCCCTATCTACATCTCTTAGGTAATTGCTTACATTCTTATTATCTGTAAACTCTAGTAATAAGTTTATAGTTTTGTTTCGTATTTCTTCTATTGATTTTGAGTAGTCCATACTAACTTCTTTTTTGTATTCTTTTTTCCTCTACCCATCCTGTTATTGGGTTTACCTTTTCTTCCCAAAACCTATAGTCTCCATAAGTAAAGTAGTTTGTTCTTTCTCTATCTTCTTTAAATAATTCTTTAGTCTTACCCATTTCTTAAATCTATTAGTATTAAATTTCTTTTCATTGTATCTGGCATCTTTCTTAGATACCTGTTGTAGTACCAATACTCTGCGTCTTCTTTGTTTGTGTAGAAGCAAGAGTAGTCGTGTAAGTTACCATCATCATCTGGTGCTTTATAAATCCAATTCTTAACTTCGTTAAATCTTCGTAATGTAATCATACCTGTTTATGTTTTAAACAAAGCTAATAAACATAAACTAGACTACCAAAAAATAAGTAATGTATTTTTACCAAATAGCAAAGTAAGCAGGTTGTAAACTATCCGTGTCAAAGTATAAGGTATCTTCACTAACAGCTATTCTTTCTATACCACACTCTATAAGTCCTTTAATAAGTCTCATTCTCTTCTTTGTAGATAAGACTCTAATCCTTATTCCTAAACCAACCCTATGTGCATTCTTAGATGGTAGGAACATTTTATCAGCTACAGGTTTTGAAGTATACCCTAGTATAATATCTGGTCTTATCCTATACATCTTACAAACAACGTCTAAAATGTACACAGGTTCTCTTTCCATAAATAAATAACCAGAACCTTCAGAATCTGGAGAATCAAACATAGACCATCTTAAATGTGTTAAACCTTCTGTATCTCTCTCATTATCCATAAGTTACGCTTTATCTATATCAAATATATCATAAATAAATAACATAATTGTTAATTGCTGTTAACAGATAGGTATTGACTTTCTAATTTTTTTAATATAACTTCGTCTTCATAAAATGAAATACTTCTCCTTTTAACCATATCTTATCGTAGCCTCCCAAAAGGCGAAGATAAAGATATTATCTTTAAGTATTAAGATTTAAGTATGTAAAGAAAACATTATAGTTATACCAATACAGGATAACTATGTTCTAATTTTAAGGAATAAATATTCGTAGATGAATATCTTGTTTTTAGTCTTTTACTTGCTACGTATTTTCTCTAGAGTTCTAGCACCAAAATATCCACCATAAACCAACATAAGTAGATTACCAAGTAGTGATACCCATTCAGAATCTATTTTAAAGCCTTCTAAGGCACTATCTAGTATAATGTAGATAAATAGTGTTAATGTAAGAAAAGCTAGGCTTAAAGGTCTTATATTCTTACTTAACCAACTATCAGATAGCATATCAGATTGCCAACGTTTAGTTACCTCTTGCATCTCTATAACGTCTTGTTCTAGTTCTTTAACTAACATTTCTTTCTCTGCTTCTGTTAGTTCTTTACTGCTACCAATAGATTTTAATATATCAGATACTTTACCACCAGTAATTGCATCAAATATTGGAGATACTTTTTTACCAGTACTTACAAGACTTCTTAATAAATTGCCAAAGAAAGTACCTTTGCCATTGTTTTTTAACTTATTGTTAGCCATAGTAAAAGAATTATTATTAGTATTAGGTTAAATGTAGTTAGTAGTTTAGGGTATTTTATTGTATCAAGTCTTATTAAACAACCACAAAGAAACATTGTTAAGTGCAGTAATCCAATTAGTATGTCCAAATTACTTGTTGAGATTTGTCTTTATCATCATCAACGTGTATAAATGTATCTGCAATACCTATACGATTAAAACCAACGTGTATAAGAGCATTTAAAACCTTGTATCTAGTTCTACTATCGGTTGTTCTTATGTCTACCGCTAGACCTTTAATATGGCTTGATGTAGGATTTTTTATAGACTCTGGATGTTCTGGACTTCTATAAGCAGAATTAATTACAAATGGTACTTTAGCAAACTCTCTTGCCTTGTCTAGTTTAGCAAGAAAGTCTGCATCCATTTTATATTCTACTTCTTTAAAGTATTTTGTCATCGTTCTTTTTAGACAGATTGTAAATTTTCATAATTGTATAGACAATAGATACTAAAAGTAAGGTTAATTTCAACCATTGTTCTATATCAGAAAAACTAACCATAAAGGTTATAAAGTTTAAAGCACCCAATTTAATATCTTGCATATCCACTTTAATTACATTTTATGTGAATCGTAGTCTAAACCATAGAAAGAATGTACACCATTACCTTCAATGTCTATTGCATAAGTTTTCCAACCATAAGGATGGTCAACCGATGTAACCGCCGGAGTTACTATCATACCTTCTTCATCTAAAACTGCCTCTTGTTCTATTGTAGTAATATCTGCATCGTTCCAACATACATCAATATGCCAACCTTCTGATAATACTGGAGCAGTTACTTCTTCTCCTTCTTCGTCATATTCTCCTTGTTCAAGAACAATATTTCCTAGTTGTACAATAGTACTTTTGTGAGTTGGATATTCGTTTCCATCTTCATCAGTTGCAGTTCCAAGAGCATCAATT